AAGCGCGACAACCAACGACAACATTTTCCAATTCTGGACTCGTGATTTTATCAAGCAGCTTGATGATAATTACTGCCAGAAAGTAGATGTGCTGTGGGTTTCTCCTGAAATTATGCGCCGTCTTAACTTGGCATATAGCGCATCAGGTGCGTTTAAAGAAGGCACGCTGAAAGACTACGTGATGAATTTTACGAACGGTCGAATTGGTGAAATTCGCCAGATGTTTAAACTGACTGGCAATGAATTCTTGTGCTACGTTCGCAGCAAAGAATATATTACGCCGCTAGTTGGTGCTCCAATGTCAACAGTTCCAGTTCCACGCGTGATGCCTTACGATAATTACAACTTCGCCTTATACGCAGCTGTCGGCTTGCAAATTAAAGCAGATGTAAACGGTCGTGGCGGGGTATTTTACGCGGCTAACTTAGGATAATAACAGGCGGGGCTTCGGCCCTGCTTTTGGAGAATAAATAATGGCCCTATACAAAATTGTAAAATCGTGGTGCTATGATGCAGGCTATGAAGAAGGTAAGATTATCTCTTTGTCCTCGCTTCATCCATCTTTAGAAGCACACGTAATTTTGGTTTCTGAAAAAGATGAAGTAGAAGTTGCGAATGTGGTGCTGGAAGTTGCAACGCCAGAAGAAACCCCCAAGCGTCGCGCTTAAATAGCGTAAATCAGTATAAGCCCGTCCATCTTTGGGCGGGTTTTTTTATAGGGAAAAGATATGCCTATTAATACATTTGTACTCAACTCATCAGGCGGGACGATTTTACCTACTGCTGATGCTACATTCTATACGCCGCTAGTAGATGGTAATTACACTTCACATCAAGTCTATGTTGAATTCTTTAGTGATGCGGCTGCAACCACGCCTGTTACACCTACGGCTGGAACTGTGACAATTGCCGCGTCCCCCACTGGTACTCACTACTTGGCCGCAACCAATCCAGTAGTTACCGCCAATACCGTGATTGTAACTGGATTGGCAACATACACCCCACCAAGTATCAGCGGTGATGTTTCCAAGATGCGCGCCATATTGGCAGGCATTACCGGCGCTCCTTATGCGCGTGTTACGCTATGGAGTAAATTCTAATGACAGACAAGTTGGACACCATCGCACAGCGCGGATTTATTAAAAGGGAACAACATGCCTTATCCAGACAATAGGCAGCAAACATACGCACTAGACGCACAGAAACGTAGTGCCACAGCGTTAGCCATTCCAACAGTAACCACTACGCCATTTGTGTGGAATACAATCGTAAACGAGAACGGCGTACCGTCGTATAACCCAGCAACAGGCGTATTTACCTGCCCGTTTACCGGCGTTTACACTTTCGTTTTACGCTTCAATGTCACCGTAGCATCTGGCACTAGGCAGTTATCGGCTGGCGCTGAAACGTGGAACGGCTCTGCATGGGTTAAATCAGAGTTTTCTGCTGTATTTGATGCCGTTCGTTATGGTGAAGCTAGGCAGGTTGTATTTTCGTCACCGGTAAACTTTGCGGCAGGCGTGCAGATTCGATTCCCATTTTGGTGCGAGAGCAATGTCACCATTGCAAATGGTATTCCAGTGAATTCGACTGGGTTTACGGTACCGGCGTCTCGATTAATGATTACAGCAGTATCTTCACAATAAAAAGGGTAATTCAATGCCATATCCAAGTGAAGGTGGAACGGGGACTATTGGGCCAATCGTCCCAGCAGGTAAAGACGGTAAAAACGGTGCGGATGGCGCAAATGTACCTCCAGAATCAATCCTTCCAGCACCATTCTCTTATGCTGTAAATGTAGGGGTCTTCTCTGAGAATGGCTATCATGTGCGGTAATAATGCTGTTACGTGCATTGGATTAAAAATGCAAGTTTGGCAGGAAACATAAAAAAAGAAGCCCACTAGTGATAGTGGGATTTTATTATTAGTTACGAGTTGTGAAGTCGGTAGCGGATAAGAAGTGGATTTGTACACGTAACGGCATGGCATTTGTCGAAGGTGTGGCTCTGTAATTGGAAGGCCCGCTATATGCGGGCCTTTTTATTACCGCCAATAAATTTTATCCCGCTCTTTTTGTAGCTGAATTCGCAGAGCAAAACGTTTAAGTCGTTCTTCTTCCTCCTTTATTTGTAGTATTTTTTCTTTTTGATAGTCGATATATAGAGAAGCGACAACATAGGCGGTTAAAATTGAAGCAATTATTAGTGCAAGTATAAACATGATGCTGTGTAACATTTTTTACCCCTTCGATTAAGATGATTCATAAATGATTCGTCAATATTTATTTCAACCAAACAACGGATCAATATCCACCATCAAATCACGTCTTGCTTCTATCCTTAGTCTAGCGTTATCAATTACAGCTGTTTTCTGACTAGCCTTTAGGCTTTCGCAGTGTTTGCATTGTGGGTATAGATCTTTTTTGTAATGCCTGAAATGAATAACCGGCTTTGACTCGTTGCATTTTGAACAAGTTTTCATCTCAGTAAATATTTTTACAGATTCTTCCCGCTTCGTTTTTCTTGCATTGGTCTTTGTTGGCTTACTTGGCGTAGGAATGCGCGGAGGATTCTTAGCACGTGATGGACTAACGTATGGCTGTGCCGCCTCTCCTTTCTTTGCTCTTGGCTTATGATCTGTAACTATTTCTAGCGTTTCTTTCCAGATTACAAAGTAGTGTGATATCTCTCCTTTACAGTGCATGTATCTTTTTTTTCCTGAGTCACGATGAGATACGCCTTTAGCACCGCATATAGGACACGGCATGGGCATTTTACGACGCTGTCCGTCAACTACTTCCCCAGTCAAAACATTTGTCCTAACAGAGTTACTACAAATCACGCATTTTGTGCAGCGAATGTCATTTTTGAAATAACTTATTTTCATTTCGCCGTTGCACTTGTCGCAAGGATCAAAAAACATTTTTGGGTGCATGATTGATGCTCATAAGAGAGGGTATGTACAAAACTATACATCTAAAATAGAACTTGTGCAAGTAAATATTTAGGTATATCTTTAAGTAACAGCAACTCATAAGGCGGTGATCTAATCTTTAGCCATACAATAAATGGCATAAATAATAGGCAGGCCACTAACCCCACTATATGTGGGGTTTTTTATTGTGCTAGAATATGTTTTTACATGGAGATTACTATGGACTTTAAATTGCGTGATGAGCTGATGAATCTTGTTAATGACGACTCGGCTGCATTCGGTATTGCTGTTGTCTTTGTGACAAGCGAAGAGAAGTTTATCGTTTTCAAGCGCCAATTCGAGAAGGCCTTGCACATGCAAGGCCCAGAACGTGCAGCTAATGCGGTGCGGATCTCTCAAGAACTGTGGGCGAGTTGTTACACAGCGAGCTAATAAAAAACCCCACTGATTAGGTGGGGTTTGTTTTTTACCCTAACAATTCCTTGCTTCGCTCAATAGATTGAATAGCTTCATTCATATCCTGAGTTGCGTCTTTCGCCCCACGATTACCCGCCATTAGACACTTCTTGATAGCATGTTGCATAGCTGGGCATGTTACATCAAACGCTTTTAAAACATCGTAAACGTCGATTGTGATGCCTTTGCATGGCTTGTTGTATTTGTTGATGCTCATACTTGCCAACTCCTCGCTTAAATTGGTTGTTGTTACGTGGTTGATGTTTGTGTCAATAGCTAGCCGGTATTTAATTATTGTGTCGCCGGAAAAGGATTTACCCCACATAAGATTCCCTGACAATGCAAACCCTTTAGCTCCGTTAGCAATTTCAACCTCTATCATAACATCATCTGCAATAGGGCATTTTCCGCCATCGTGATTAATCCATTCATTATTCATCATACCTTCCTCCAAAAACATGCTTAATTTCTAGCCACCGATCAGTAGCTCCTTTGATAGTACCTAAGTCTAGTTGCGGCAAGATGCGCCCAAAACTTATTAATACTTTTTTTACTGCTTTAAATTCTGGTGTTGATAACTCCATAAATTTCATATCACGATCATCTTTTCTTTCCATTGCTTTTAAGAAAGATTTTATGCCAATACATGACATATCGTATAAAGCACGGCTTTGCTTGTCTGCTGCGATGATCTGTGTAAGCACAAGATTACGTGTTATCTGGCCGCATATCGCATCATCTGCTTTGTTTTCCTTGAGAAGATCAAGCCAGATAAGGTTGCGTAGTGCAATATCGGTCACTTCTTCTGGTGTTAGTTTGGTTTTTGCTGCCAGTAACATGAAGGGGTTAATCATTTATTTATCACAACCTTTTTATAAATCCATTCAACACAAATCGCACCGGCAATAAATAACCAGATGCAGCCTATTAATACCCATGACATAACAGTTACGACGACAAGTAATACATACGCAACGATGATAAAGAATGGTTCAGTTATTTTGTATGACATGACATCCTCGCTGTTGATGTATCAAACTATACCGCACATAAATATTTAATCAAGTACTAAAAATAAATCTTGTATAAATTTATACATCATACTAAGATGACTACATCAACAACGAAACGGAGTAGGAAGATGAAAACCATCTACATATACGATGTAAAATCAGGCAAACCCATGGGAACTTACCAAAGTGAAACAGTAAAAGTAGTAGATATGATTAATGTTTTAACAATCGAAGGAGTTACACAATGTGTAATAGTATGAATGTTCATTTCAGCAGCAAAACAGATATGTGGTCAACACCCAATGATTTTTATGCGGCCCTACACGATGAATTTAAATTTCAAACGGATGTTTGCAGTACGCATGAAAATGCAAAATGCTTAAATCACTTTACGATTGAAGATGATGGACTAATGAAAGATTGGGAAGGATCTTGCTGGATGAACCCACTATACGGAAGGGCTATTGGGGCATGGATGAAAAAAGCTTATGAATCATCTTTAAATGGCGCAACTGTAGTTTGTTTGGTTCCATCAAGAACGGATACAAAATGGTGGCATGACTTTGCAATGCTAGGGGAGATTAGATTTATCAAGGGACGTTTAAAGTTTGGTGGTCAGGCTAACGGAGCGCCATTTCCTAGTGCTGTCGTTATTTTTAAAGGTAAGAAAAATGCGTAATCGTTTAATCATCTCTCTACTACTTCTATCCGGTCTTGCTCAAGCTGATGAATGGATGGGAGAAGACAAGAAAAAACACTTTGCTGGTAGCGCATTAATGGGCGTGGCTGCGTCGGCAGCATTCAAAGACTCAGATCATCCAGTGTTATATCCTATGGCTGCTGTGTTAGCTGTTGGCCTTGCAAAAGAGATACGCGACGAAGTAGCAACGTCAGGAAGTGGATTCAGCTATAAAGGCCTTGCCGCTGATGCTTTGTGGGCCGCATTGGGTGTATCAGTAGGTAATGGCATGATCTATGCGACACGGAATACTATTAACTTTACAGGGAAGTGGTAATGAAATATTCAACAATAATGACGGTATGCAGCCTAGGAGTAATCGGGTGTTTTGTCTCTCTTCTCTATGTGCTTTATGCGGTGGATTTGCCAACCATAACCAGTCCCATAGTCATCGTGTTTATGTCTTAACTAAACCCAGCCATAGCGCTGGGTTTTTTCATGCTATAATATTTGCATTAACGGAGGCCACATGGTAACGCTAGATCAAGTAAAACAGTTTTTAGATTCATCCTACGGGGTTTCTATCCCTGATTTTATCCTGCAAGCTGCGATTGATAGCGTTGCCAGTGTTCAGCCATGCCTTGATGGTGCTGGTCATACTGCTTCAACTATGTTATTTATCCAGCTTTACGCGGTTGCAATCATTGCCAGCTCTGCCGATCCGCGGAAACTTAAGTCGCAAGGCGCACCAAATGGTGCTAGCCGGTCGTTTGAGTATGGTAAGAAAGGCGTAGATTCAATGCGTGTAAAATTGCGTGAGCTGGATACAAGCGGTTGCACTACTGCTATCGTGGGTAATTCAGCGACAAATAACGCTTTTATGATGGTTTTAGATGGGGGTTGCGCTTGATGGATATTATCCAAGAATTTGAAGGCTGCAAGCTTACCGCCTATTTATGCCCTGCTGGCGTATGGACGATTGGTTGGGGCAGTACTGGATTGGGTGTTAGCAAGGGTGTTGTATGGACTCAAGCAGAAGCTGACGAGCGCTATATAAAAGATATGGCAGTATTTAAGGCGGGCGTTCAAAAGCTTGTTACAGTTCCAGTCAATAAAAATCAGCTAGAAGCACTTACTAGCTTTGCATATAACCTAGGCATTGGCGCGCTAAAGGGATCTACTCTGCTAAAGTTTCTGAATGATGGCAACTATCAAGCAGCCGCTAATCAGTTTTTAAGATGGGACAAGGCCAATGGTAAAGTTTTAGCCGGTTTAGCGCGTCGTCGCGCTGCTGAGCGTAATCTATTCTTAAAGGCCGTTTAATATGTCATCAGTCGCAAATTGGGCCAACACCGGCAAAGCAACTATCTGGCGCTGCACTGGAACAGATGACTGGACTCACGTAAAAACATTTGCGCAGCCGGTTATTATTGCCGTGAGCTATGCCGTAAAAAACGAACGCATGACAATGGCTAATGGTCAGGAATTTGTGTCTACTATGAAGTTCTGGACTGAGTATAGTTTGGCTGGGCAGGGCGACTATTTAGCTGTGGGTGAATTTACTTCTATTTACAATCCGTTACTTGTTGATTCTTCAGAAATTAAAGCAGTATTGCGCGACCAAGATGTATTTGAGAATATCGCAGACGATTACACACTGGTTACGTGATGGCTAACAATAAGGTCACAGTTAGAAACAATATCGGCAGCTTCGTTACTAGGCAAGAAAGAAAAATGCTTGGAACCATGCATAAGATACTTATACTTGGTGGAAGTCATGCGGCGTTACTAACTCCAATCGGTGATACGTCTAACTTGATTAATTCTGTATATCGTGAAGTTGAAAATACAGGATCATCTGTTGTTGGTAGGCTTGGCTACACTGCAAACTATGCAAAATACGTTCACGATCCAAACATAAAACAAAAGTTTAAACGTGCTACTGCAAAGAAAGAATTTCTAAGGCTTGGTTTTGAAGAAGCTAAGCCACTTATTGATGCGATTGTTGAGAAGGATCTTGCGGTATGACACCATCAGAAGACCTCAAAAATTATCTTGAATCCACCGGACTATCCACTGGGTTTCGTGTGCAATTCGGCATGTATGAAGCAGACAAGGCTACTGATAAATATCTGGTCATTCGGCCGCAAAACGGTGGTAATGCAGAGTTAATTCGCTATCCGTATCACAGCATTATTCTAGCAGGTGAAGTAAATTCGTCAAGATTTGCTTTACTTAGTAAAGCTAATGCTATAATAGAAGCTATGCGTTCAAACAACCATAGTTCTGGACGGATATTTAACATGCAGTCGAGCGAGCCAGTATTTTTCCAGACGGATGACATGCGGCCCGTATTTGAGCTGTCCATTGAAATGCTATACAGTTAAAAAGGATTTTTTTATGTCAGCAATGGTAGGGCGCGATACGCTTATCGAATTCGCAATTGCACCTGAAACGGCGCTAGTCAACAGTTTGGTGTGGAAGTCTCTAGGTATGATGCGGTCTAAGTCGCTATCTGACAAATGGGAAACGATTGACACTACGGCAGATAAATCACCAGACTTTACTAAGACAAGCTTAGTGTCATTTAAGGCCGTTTCATTTAGTGGTGATGGCGTTACATACACAGAAGACTCATATAATCAAGATGAATTTTCATCTAATGTATGTACAATCCCGGCAATTAAATCAAACGCCGCTAAGGTTTGGCTGCGTATTTCTAATGCAAACAAAGTACGCACTGGCCCATTTATCGTTACTGAATGGTCTGAAGAAATGCCTTATGATGGCGCTTGCACATGGTCTATCAGTGCAGAATCTAATGGTCAAGTTACCGTACAATTACTATAAGGAATAATTATGGCCGCTATTACAGCTATTTCAGCAAATAATTTAACCGATTTTATTGATGCACCAGAAACAACACTGACTGCATCGGATACAATCATTTTTAACAGCACGAAAGTGCAAATCTTGCTAGTAACCAACACAACGGCGGCCGCATTATCACTAAAGATTGATGGTGATGCTGGTACTACCGTTCATGTCCCTGGTATTGGCACTATCGACGTGTCAGTCGGTAAAACCATCGTAGTGCCAGCAACAACGGGTAGCAAATTGATCACCCTGTCAACTATTTCTGCATACTGCCAAGGTGTAGTCACACTTAGCGGCGCGTCAGGGGCTAAAGTTCGGTTGATTGAGTTGTAAAAATAAAACCCCTCTTTTTAAAGAGGGTTTTTTGTTAGATAATCAAAGAATTCCAAGCCGCCGACGTGCACTTTATCTGATGTTTGCAGTCATCAATAGCATTATGTCGAATTCCTTGAAAAACTTCATCTCTAAAGTCATAGCCTGTTTTTTGCTTTGCAATATATTGCAATGTTCGATAGTCCATATCTTCATTGTATTTAATTGGGTCATCAAGACCGCATGCTTTATATGCGCTTAACAGCCATACGTTATCGCAACGAATTCCATTCCCCCATAAAAATACTTTCCCGCTGCAGTCGCGTCTAACGGTCGCTACATACTCGGTAAAAAGCTCAAGCGCATACCTTAGATCGTATTTTATTTTTGATCCAAAAACAGCATTTTTTGCTGCTCGTGACTGCTCTGCCCACCAATCAATCGTGGATTGATCTACGGTAAGGCCGTATTGATAGTAGTTACGATGCTCAATATGAACATTAAATTCTGACTTTGATAATCCAGTTGAAATATCGAATTCAACAGCAGAAATCTGAGCAATGACAGGGTTAATCCTGTTTCCTAGTGTTTCAAGGTCTAGCATTATGAATCTATCCTGCATTTTTCTTGCTCCTAGTTAATGTACATTACTATGCGTCATTAATTATCTACTGTCAATGCTATAATACAAAAATATTCTAGGGGCGAGCATGCAAGCATTGACAGAGATTGGCCAGATAGGCGTAACGGATGATGAAGGTAACTATTTTTTATTCAATCCTTCTTTTGAAAATATCGCTAAAATTGGCAATCCAAAAGAGATTGTCCAATATTTCCACTGGCTACATAACGAGCGTATGTGTTTGTTGGCTGCTATGCGCGTTATGAGGGTTTGCTTAGAGCACGATGTTTATAGTGACAAATTAATCGGTTGGATTGATGGAGACAAGGATAGTAAAACTTTTGACAAGAGGATAGATGGATCTATCCCTGATGGTGAACTCATCATACTGGCCCGCTCTTTGATGACTGATGGAATTGCCGGGCGAGCTAAGCCAACTGGTAAATCAGGAGAAGGTAAATACAGCGATTCATTCGACGCTAGCGAGTTTGTAGACGCTGCTATGGTACACTTAGGCACCAGCGCTGCTGATGCTTGGCGATTGACTATGACTCAATTTCAGCGACAAATTGAAATGAAATTCCCTGCTAAAAACAAAGTCGATATGACAGAAGATCAATATAAGAAAGCCAAAGCTGAGTTGATGGCTAAACGAGAAAGGGCAGGGCTATGAGCGAAAACGTTGGTGGGATTGAGTATGATGTAGGCTTTGATCTGTCTAAGTTATTGGCTGGTGAACGTCAAATTAATTCAACAATTAATAACGTCACAAACAATTTTAGCAAAATAGAGTCAGCAGTGAAGCCATTAGCTGGCTTGATCTCTGCTGCATTCGCGACAGCGGCACTAACTGCTTTTATTAAAGAAGTAGCAACTGTTCAGCGCCAATTTGACATTATCAATGCGGGTCTTGTCACTGCCACTGGCTCCACACTAGAGGCAGCAAAAGCGTTTAAGGTTTTGCAGGATTTTGCTGCAACTACACCCTATGACTTACAGCAAGTAACAAAGGCTTTTAATCAGCTTGTTAACTTAGGGTTAACGCCGTCTGAGCGCGCGTTAACTAGCTACGGGAACACTGCTTCGGCAATGGGTAAAGACCTAAGCCAAATGGTTGAAGCGGTGGCAGACGCGGCTACTGGAGAATTTGAGCGACTAAAAGAATTTGGTATCAAATCAAAGGCAGAAGGCGACAAAGTTTCTTTTACATTCCAAAATGTAAAAACAACCGTTGGTAATAACGCGCGAGAGATTGAAGAATATCTAACAAAGTTAGGAGAAAACAAGTTTGCTGGTGCAATGGAGCAACGCGCAGCTACGCTTGATGGTGCTATTTCTAATCTGGCTGATACATGGGGAATGTTGTTCCTAACTATTTCTCAGTCTGGAATTGGAGATGAAATATCTAGTATGGTTCGCGTTGCTATCAATGTTTTAGGTAATTTACAACAAACAATTGAAAATGAAACAACTCAGTCAGTGGTTGGTTTAGATAAAGAATCTGAGGCACTAAAACGTAATAACAACATCGCCAAATGGTCGGCGCAGACTATCGAATCATTAGCTGGTTTTGCTGATGCAATTCAGGTTGTATGGGAAACAATCAGCGTTTTAGGCCGCAATTTAGCCTTTGTGTTTCAAGGCATTGGCTCTGAAATAGGCGGCATTGGCGCGCAAGCGTCGGCATTGGCTCGTGGTGATTTAGCTGGTGCAATCGCTATTGGTGACGAGATGAAGTCATCAGCAGCTGCTAGACGTGCTGAATTAGATGCTGCCGACGCTAAGACTTTAGCAGCAAAGGAAAGCTGGGGCGATAAGATGCTAGCCACCGCCAAACGCATTAGAGAAGAAGAATCTAAACCAACAGACACTACTGATCGTCTGGCGCAATATGGGAAAGGCGGCAAGGTAGATAAAGGCCCAGATAAGAACGCAGAAGCTGAGGCTAAGAAACTAGCAATGCAGCAAGAAAAAGGCTACCAAGAGTTGTTACGCCTGCGATCCGCTGCTGCTACTGGCTTAGCAAAGATTGACGCGCAAGAGTTAGACGAACTGGATAAAATAAATAAGCTTAAATTTAAGAATACTGAGCAATACGAAGAAGCAAAGTTTCTTGTTGCTCAAAAATACGCGCAAGATCGTGTTGCATTTCTTGAATCTGAATCAGATAAGGAAGTGGCCATTCAAGAGAAAGTGCAAGCGGCCAATCTTGAAGCGCGAAACAAGACGATCGATGTTACAACAAAGTTCCGTGGTCTTGATCCGGTAACCGCCCTTGAAGATGAATATAAAGCAAAGCTTGAAATTGTAAATCAGTATGAAGCAGAAATGGCGGCGGCTGGGGTTAATGCATCAGCAGAGGCAACAGCAACAAAATTACAGATCGAAACAGATTACAACGTTGCAAAACAAGATTTAGCTATTCAAACATGGGCAAAGCAAAGCGAGATCAACCAATTTACGCTGGATGCATTAGATGCATTCGGCTCTGCTTCTTCATCAGCTATTGAGGGGCTTTTAACTGGCACTATGAGCGCGCAAGATGCTATGCGCAGTCTTGCATCATCCATACTTAATGAGGCTGTTGGCGCGCTTGTACAGGTGGGCGTTCAATATGCAAAAAATCAGATCATTCAGCAAACGGCAGATCAAGCGGTTGCGGCCACCAAGCTTGCCGCGATAGCCACCACGACCACGGCGCAAGTTGCATCTACCGGTACAATGGCCGCAACATCAACAGCAGCAGCGGGAGCTGTCGCGGCAGCTGCGGCCCCTGCGGCAGGGTTAATGTCTATTGCTACACTTGGTAAGGCTGCTGTGATTGGCGGCTCGGCATTGATCGGTACAATGGCACTAGCAAAATCATTTGGAGGCGGTCGTAGGTACGGCGGTGCGGTTAATTCAGATAGTATGTATAGAGTAAACGAATCCGGTGCTCCTGAAATGTTTACAGCAAACAATGGAGCTCAGTACATGATGCCTACGTCAAACGGTAACGTAACACCCGCCAATCAGGTCGGTGGCGGTGGTGGCGTTACAATCAACATTAGCAACTATGCCGGCGCAGATATCCAAACAACAACCTCACCAAATGGTAAAATGATTGAAATAGCGGTACGTCAAGCAGTTCAGGCCGTTGGTGATGGGCTTAGGTCAAATACTGGCCCAGCATGGGATGGCTTAAAAGCCGGTTCAAACGCACAGAGTAAACTATGACAATTATTGCTTATCCAGTTGGTTTGCCAACGTTCTTATTTGCTGGTAAATCACGCACCCAGCCCGCGCAATTTACAGAATCAAACCCTAGGCGCGGGCCTGCATACACTCAAAAAATTGGCTCAGATATGCCTGTTTTTTGGGATGTTACTTTTAGATTTAATGAGGATGATGCGCAGCGGTTTCAGTTATGGGTGAAGCTATCAAAATATCTCGATAATGGCCTGAATGAATTCATTCTACCCATCAAGACAGAATTTGGCCTTGTAGATCACACATGCCGATTTTTATCTACTGGCTTCTTGGATGCAAAGCAAGATAGCCAAACATCATTCACATATAACGCCACTATCATGGCGCGTAAATTGGTCGTTCCTAAAGAATATCTCGATAATGGTGATTTTATTGTTACGCTGCCAGATTGGAAGAACTACGCCAGTCTGCTGGATATTGCTATCAATCAAGAATGGCCGACTGTTGAATATGTGGATATTGTTAAAGATGGTGTGCTGCATGAAAAAGCCGTCTTTACTCGTGCAAGCGGTGGTACTACTGAAATTACACAAGGGGTATTTACACAAGCCGGTGTTAATGAGCCGCGCTATAGATGGTCGTATGGATATAAAGAGCTACTGATTGAAGAGGCCAGAACCAACCTTGTATTCCCTTCTGCTGTTGGTGTTACGCAGACTAGGACGGTAACAGCTACCGCGCATACATTGTCATTCTATGGTACAGGTACAATCTCATTGTCTGGATCAAGTGTAGGATCTTTAGTTGGCACTGGCGCAAATAACCTTGTGTCGCTAACATTCACGCCTAGCGCTGGCAGTTTGACATTAACAGTCACAGGTTCGGTTACTGAATGGAATCTAGAAGCTGGGGCGTTTTATACGTCTAGGATTGTTACTACATCGGCGGCGGTTACTCGGGCAAAGGATGTTGCGAAAATAAAAAATTCAGATTTCTTATTAAACGTAAACAATGGATCATTTTATTGTGTTTTTTCTGTAGTAGATACTCCTAGTCTAAAGACTATTTTAGGAGCTGGAGGATCACTAAGCTTTTGGTATTTATTTGGAAATGAACGAGCAAGATACACGGATGATTTGGGAGCTACCTCAACAATAGAGACATCAAACAGCGCATTTTTAGACAAAAAAAATAGTTCATGCATATCATATGATCAAAATGGTATTTTGATGGTTCTAAATGGTGGATCAGTAGTACAAGGAAGTAAGTTATTTCTATTCTCTGATGATTTTATTTCAATAGGTTCGATGAATTCTGGACAATCAGCACTAAATAACGGCATATCAACCCTACGTTACTACACAAGAAAACTATCTGCTTCTGAAATTCAGGCGCTTACATCATGAACAAGAAAGAGTTCTGGACAACAAAGATAAATAGACCTGAATATTTCACGGTGGCTTTCTATCACCCTGATTTTGGATATTACCGCTTAGTAGACCATCAATTTAACACGGTAAATTTGGGTGGTAACGATTACACCCCTTGCAGCATGAAAATTAACCCGCCGGATATAAGCAAAGATCCGGTTAGCTCGTTCTCTGTGTCATTCTCGCGTTACGTAGTAGGGAGGGAGTTAAAACAGGCATTAAATAAGGTTTCTACTGCGGGTAAATTCA